GCAATCAATTCCGACACCGCAATAACCTTATCAAATGGGTTTTATGCTACAAGTTTGGTGGTGGGTGCAATTAGAAATTTAGATGGTTTAAACCCTTCGGATAATGTATGGAGAACAATAATAACTTATAATTTAATAATAACTCAAAATTAAAATAAAATGGCAGAAACAAAAGTATCAGCAAGAGATTATATTCTTACCGCTGACATAGACAATGACGCAACATTCAAAGCCGTTGCTTGTCTTACAACAAACTCAATGACATCAACAGTAAACACTATTGATGCAACTTCTAAATGTGGAGACCAATATCAAGCTGGTCCTTCATTTACTCAATCATTCAAAGGCGAAGGATTTGCAATTGATGAAACAGGAAGTCCAAGTAAGGATTCTTACCAACAATTGTATGCTGCTCACGCTGCTAAAACTGCCTTTAATATGAAGATGGGTAAAGCAACACCAACCACAGGTGATATTGTTTATTCAGGTCAAGTGTTTATTAGCGATTTTGAAGTAAACGCTGCTGATAAAGATGATGTTAAATTTACTGCAACCTTCGTAGTAACATTGCCACCATTAACACAAACTGAAACTGCATAAACCTATGTTTGAATTAAAACTAAACAACAAAACAATTCAATTAAAATGGGGTACTTGGTCAATGAGGGAATTTTGCAAAGCAAAAGACATAACTATTGATAAATACTTTGAGTTTTTAGGTAGTAACCAATACGACTTGGATAACATTGTTAAACTGATACACATCGGATATAAATCAGGATGTATAAGTAACAAACAAGAAGTAGAATTTACTGAAGATGATGTTTGCGATTGGATTGATGAAATAGGCGGAATTTTTAACCCTGAAGGACAAGTCCTTTTGTATTTAAAGTATATTGTAAATCATACAGTTACAACAATACAAGGAACACCTAAAGAAGAAAAAAAAAAGCCTAATAAAGCTAGGGTGGGATGATATTTTAGTTAAGGCTGCTGAATGCAATATAAGACCCAATGAGTTTTGGGATATGACTTGGAAAGACTTTTCTATTATCGTAATGGGTAAAGAAAAACAAGAGTTAAACGAATGGGCAAGGACTAGAAACCTTGCCTATATTGTATATTTAAGTAGTACTACTGAAAAATCACCTAAATCAATGAAAGGATTTTGGCACATACCAGCTATTGATGATTTAGAAGTTGAAGAAGAAAAGGTAATGTTAACAAATGACCAATTAGCAAGAACACTTAAATTGTATGGAGTAAATTAAATATTATGTCAACACCTTTAGAATTAAAAATTACGGCTGATAATAAACAGGCATTAGAGGTTATACAACAAACAAGTGGTGCGGTTAATCAATTAGGTAATTCATTTCAAAAACTTCCACAATACAGCAATCAAGCTGGTCAAGCACTTAATAACTTATCAAGGATTGCTCAAGATGCACCTTATGGATTTTTAGGTATTTCAAATAATATTAATCCGTTATTAGAATCATTCCAAAGATTAAGAGAAACAAGCACAAGCACGGGTGCTGCATTAAAAACAATGGTTCAAAATTTAGCTGGTCCAGCAGGATTAGGATTAGCAGTAGGTATTGTTTCAGCAGTATTAGTAAAATTTGGTGATAATATATTTAAGACAGGAGAAAAAGTAAAAAAGACTGCTGAAGAATATGAAAACTGGAAAAACAAATTAAGCGAAACTGATAAATTTGCAGGAAAAGAATTAGCAAACATTGCATCTTTAGTTGCAGCTTATGATAATCATAATTTATCATTAGAGAAAAGAAAAGAAATATTAAAAGAATTAAATACTTCTGCACCACAATATTTTACTGAATTAAATACTGAAAAAACAACTGTTGAAAATTTATATTTAGCTTATGCAAAATATGCTGAAAATATATATGCAGTTGCTCAAGCTAAAGGGGCATCAAAAGAAATAGAACAGTTAACAGGAAATTTATCAAAAGTTACAGGAAGAATACAAGATTTAGGAACTCAATTAACTAACATAAAAGAAACTTGGGAAGTATCATTTAATGTTGACGCAGTAAAAAAGAATTATGATACTTTATCACAAATATTAAAAAAGACATTTGTAGAAACTGCTGACATTAAAAAAATATCCGAATTAACTGGCATTCCTGAATATAAAGTAAATCAATTAGTATCCGAAAGAAATAAATTGTTGGGTACACAATACGGATTAATAAATCAAATATATGATTTATCTAAAAAAACAACTGTATTAGAAGATAATAAAATAGGAGCAATCAAAAAACCTGAAAAGGAATTTGACTATGTAACTGCTATTAAAAAGAGGTCAGTGTTATCAGGTCAAGATACAATGGAAGCAGTTAAGGAAGATACTACCATAAAAGATATGGAGAAAAGCCATCAAGAACATTTAAATTGGCTTTCTAAATGGTATAAGTTTAAAATGGATTTAGCGAGAAAAAGTGGAGAAGAAAATAAAAAAGTATTAGAAGACCAACAAAAATCGTATGAATCATTTGCTAAACAACTTTCAGGAAGTGTAGTAAATGCTTTACAAGGTGTTTATGATGCAATGCAAAAAGGCGATAGTTTTGGTAAGGCATTTTTGGATATGTTAGGTAAAATTACCGAACAATTAATAGCAATGGTAATTCAAACATTGATATTTAGAGCAATTATGGCTGCCTTAACAGGTGGTGGTAGTGAAGTTGGAATTGCAGCATCTAATGTTGCTGGGTCTGCTGGTAGAATATTAATGATTCCTAAATATGCTGAAGGTGGTATTGTTAATAAACCACATATCGGAATGGTTGGTGAGGCTGGTCCTGAAGCTATTATCCCATTAAATAAATTAAGTGGGTTTTTAAATACTACATTTAACGCAGGTGCAATGAGTGGTGGTGGTGCAATGGCAGGTGGCGGTTCATTTGTATTAAAAGGTAATGATTTAGTTTTAGCATTACAAAGGTCTAATCATTCACTTAACTTAAGAAGGGGAATATAATGGCATACGTTAATAAATATAAAATAACAATGGCTACTAAAAGCGGTAGCATTTCAATATTATATATGTTAGAAGATGGTTATGCTGGTGCTTTAATTGAATATCCTGCAACTACAATTCAGTTGCAATACATCCCAAGAAGTGATGATATTTTTGAGCCTATTTATGCAAGTCAATTAAGTATTGGAATAGATGTTACGGATGACATAAATAATATGCCAAACCTAACAACACTAAATGATAGAAAGTATTTATGTAAACTTTACTATGATGAAACTTTAGAGTGGCAAGGATGGGCATTAAGTGATAGCGTTCAATTTTCATTTACAACAGGCAGAAAAGAACTTTCATTTAACGCAGTAGATGGTTTAGGAATATTAGAAAAGATTAAATACCCATTAGCTGAAGATTATGTTTTAAGTGATTTTAATGATTGTATGTTTTATCTATTAAACTCATTAAACGCAATTGCTTTTCCTACTAACTTAAATGTTATAACAGGAATAAGTTATTATGCAGATGGAATGTATAATAGGTCAACATTAAGTTGGGCTGACCCATTAAAGCAATCATATTTAAACTTTGCTTTATTTATTACTAATGATTATCAAGTTGATAATTGTTTGGCAGTTTTAACTAAAATAGTAAAAGGATTTGGTGCAAGATTATTTCAAGCACAAGGGAAATGGCATATAGTTTCAGTTTCACAATTTGCACAAGAAACATATTGGTTTACTGAATATGATAATGCTGGATTAGTTGTTGATTCAGGAACTACAAGTTTTAATGGTTTAATAGATGGTTATAGTGGTAATGAAACAGGTTTATTCTTTGTTGATAATAGCCAAATGAAACTATTAAGAAAAGGATATAACAAGGTGCAATTTGATAAACAAATTGAATATCCTTCAAACTATCTTACTAATGGTGATTTAAAGCAAGTAACATCTTCAGGCGGTTTATTACACGCATACGCTTGGACTGAACAAGTGAATGGTGGTTTAATATTTGTTGCACCATATCCTAGTAGATTATCAAATGATTATTACATAGATATTACAAATGTTGTAGCCCCATATCACGCATCTATAAAACCTAATTATTTCCCTAATATTGGTTTTAATGAAGTGGTACAAATTTCTTTTAATTCAAATCTTGTAGCACTTGGAGCAACAGTTCCTGATGCTTTCTTTATATTAAGGATTCAATTACAAACTCCAGCAGGTTTTTATAGCATAGATAATAATAAAAAGTGGGAGTTTGGCGGTTCAAGTTATTATTTTGAGCCATATGATGCAGAAGTAAGTTTAACTGAATTAAGTTTAATATTGCCACCTGCACCCGAATCGGGAACAATATATTTTGAATATATATTAGCAAAACCTGCTTCAACATATTGGAAATCAACAGTAGAAGCAAACGAAGTAAATAATTTTTCATTTACAATTCAACCTGCTTTTCAATCTTATCAATGTATTGGCTCATTAAATAATACGGATGAGTATGTATTTAATGCAGATTTAGATTTAGGATTTAATGATAGTTATAATGGGTACTATTCTTATAAAGGATTTTTAGCAGATGAAGATGGTTTAAACTTAAAGAATTGGTATCGTTACGAATATTTATCGGATAAGTATCGTTCATTAAGTCAATTAGTAATTAGACAATATTCTAATAACTTAAACAAGAATGTAATCAATATAGATTCAACATTTATGGGTATGAATACCGATGAAGGTAGATTTAGCGGTGCAATGAGAATAAAGGCAACTGATACTGACCCAGCACAAATAAGCGTTGCTAATAAGCAATATATGGTTGGTAATACAACAATTGATTTATTTAATGATACTATTCAAGGAACATTATTAGATATTAATAGTGATAATGTTGAAGCTAATATTTACGAAGTAATAAACTCAACAAG